GAAAATCAATCGTCGACTTCATAGACTTGATAGAAGTTCGTTCCATCAAAAGTCAGAATTCGATCAATTGCATTTTCAATTTCAGAATCTTCAAGCTCTTCACTTAACGAACTTGAAGAGACGAACCTAGCTAGTAGGCCACACGTATGGTAGCCATGGGAGGTGTCAAAAGCAAACCATTCGTCCCAAGAAGTTCTTGGATCGTAAGGATTGTCAATTGTACTCAACATCCTAGCCATGATAGACCTCCTTCAGAAGGCCTAGTGTAGAGGATGGGGTCATATTATATTCTCACCCTTCCTCAATGATGCGGTGGACTGTAGAAGTTGAAACACCCAAAGCTTCAGCAATCTCAGAAGCAGTCTTACCACTACTGAACATTGACTTAGCTCTGGATGCGGCGGATGCAGAGACCTTAGGCTGTGACCTTGGTGTGGCCAGCTCCTTAATGTTCCCTTCATCAGCAAGCTCAAGAACCTTGTTCAAAGAAGCTTGTGAAATTGCACCTTCCTGAATGGCTCTCCATTCCTTAGGTGTCACCTCGAAGGGCTTCTTCCCTGCTCCGGTCCTAGCCCGGGCTTCTGCCAGGGCCTGGCGTTTAACCTTGGACATACGTTCTTTGTCCTTGGCTAGACTCGGATCAGCCTGCTTCTTAGTCCTAACCACTGCATCAGCCAGGACCTGGGCCTGACGCTCCCGGGGTTTATTCCGTAGGGCCTCGTTAATCTTAGCCTTGAGGGAAGAAACTTCAGGGGCATAGGTCTTTGCGGCCTGGGGGTTCTTCTTGACAGAGGGAATCGTCAGTGTAGCCTTCCTTGCATTGTTAGCCATAGCCTTCAAAGCGTTGGAGTGGTTTGCATACACCGTCTCAATTGCACTCCCGTTCTTGGAAACGAGGGAGTATGCATCATGAGCCTCGGCCAACTTGGAGGACTTGGTAATAGACCGCTCTTCTTTCCACCCCACAACTTTAGTGGGGTCTTCTTTATCGAAGATGGGTTTCTTATAAGTCCTACCGGTTTCCTCCCAGACCTTGCGGCCTGTCTTCTTGTCAATAGGGCCGCCCTTTGAAGCGGACCGGGCTTTCCTCTCGGGGAGATAAGCTGTAGAACCAGCCCTTGAAATCAGGGATGCGGCTCCTCCAGTTGCGCCACCCTGGTACTTCTTCTTCAGTGCGGCGATTCCGTTATCGACCTCGGACTGTTTGTAGTTGAGCTCGTGTTTGTGAGCGTCAATTACAACCATGGAGTGTCGAACTGCCCGGGCAATCTCAGACTGGTTGGCTCCAGCAATGGTCATGTCCGTAATAAGGTTGGAGATCTTCCCCATCTCAAGCTGGGTGCGTTCCTTAGACATGGGAGTCATTCCCTTGTACTTAGGATACATCCGCTTTGGATCGAAGTCCTTCAATCCTTTAAGAGCCGGGGATGTCTTAACCTTGCCAGAGTTGTTCGGGATAACCAGAACCGAGTCGCCATCAAAATCAGCACCCGAAAGTCTCTCAGCAACCTTAGGGTGAATTCCGATAGCGTCCCTAACCTTAGACCCGATGCTTCGTTTGGCATGGGGGTCTTTGTTGTTGACTGTCAGTTCTGGAATCTCGAAGCGTCCGCCATGAGGGTGACGAACAAGAACAACCTTCTCCCCATGTTTGAAGTTGGGGGCGTAAACCTCCGTAGGCTTCATTTTAGGGACTGGAAGAATAACCTGACTAGCCTGTCTTGGGAGAGAGGCAGCTTTCAGATCGACGGCGTCTGAGTCACAACTGTCTGCGAAAGACTGGAGTAGCTTCTTCTTGACGGCGGGATTTGTGAGAGACATGATCTCATCGAGTTCTGCCTGTCGTTTATCCCGGACCTTCTGAAGCTGCTGCTTTGCCAAAGAGACCGGCTGCTTTGAAAGGAACTGAGAGCTAAGGGTCTTGGACCAATCGCCCCAGGTACCCTCATCATTAACGATGTTGATACCGCTCAGTTTCTTCTTACCGCCAACCTCATAGTGCATCTGCTTACGAATGACTGCGCCAAATGGGTTAGCTGGGTCGTTCTTCATGGGTTTGAGGGCATCCAGCTTATTCCCGGTTGGGTTCTTGTTGGTGTTGAACCGGATATCGTAGCCCTTAGGAAGATCATCCGAGTACATCGCCATACCCTTAAGGAAGTGGGTGCCGTCAATCGAGATGCGAACCTGGGCGTAGTTCGAACCACCGAGGGAGAGGTCCTTGACATTACGGCGTAGCTCAATAACCCCATCCATGTCAGTACCGCCCTCATTACCATACCGGACCTTGAGTCGCTTGCTAGAGATAGCAGTGGGCTTCTCAATACCGTATACGGTTCGACCACGGTCCTCAACGTTAACGCCAGGAGCCTTAATCTCGCCGCGGCGGGCAAGAACGGTCTTATAATCAACACCCGGCGGCACTAGAACCTTCATCTCGGTCTGCTTGCCAGTTGTAGCCTGGGTAACCTTCACCTTGTGGACATGATAGCCCTCAGACTCAAGCATAGCCGTGGCCGTCTTAAGCTTGGTGCCGGTTACACCGAGATTTGTCTCAACACCCAGTCCGACATCGATCAGTCCGTCTTTTCCGACCTCTTTCTTAAGAACCTTGGCAAGTGCCTCGGTACTCCCCGCCCTTTCTTTGAGGGTGGGGTCTAAAAGAGCTCGAACGGATGACTCATTGATACCCATACGCCGACCAATAGCCGTGTTAGACATACCCTTCTCCTTGAGACGGGCAACCATAGCGGCATCAGCCTTACGCTTCTCATTCTTAGCGATAGACTTCTGGGCTCGAAGCTGGGTGGTAGTTATTCCGAAGCCCTTGGCGATCTCAGTCTCGGAGAGACCCTTCGCCTTGAGCTCCTTGACAGTGGACAGGAAGTCTCCTGAATGCTGGTGGGGGTCTTTACCGGATCCCCACGGATAACGCCCAGACTTGCGCTTTACGCCGTAGTGGGCTAGATCCATCAGGCTTCCTCCTTCACGCTCTCAATCAACTTGTCAAACTGGACGATCTTATCCATAATGGGGGCGATTTCGTCGCCCTCTGGGTTTCCAACGAGAATATCATCGTTCTGGTAGATCCGAAGCTCGTAGGAGATCTCGCCGGGCCTAATTCCGTACTCGAGGCAGAACAGGGCGGCGTAAATCATCAACTGATCGAGCTTGGCGGGATGGACCCCCGTCTTCAGATCGTGGATGCGTAGCAAGTTCTTGTCGAACGAAATAGCATCCGCCGTTCCAAAACAGTTGACCGAGTAGAACAGAACCTGCTCTGGTTCCATTCTAAATCCGATGGCGTCATTCACATAGTTGTTGAACGTCACCTTGTTTCGCGGCATCCGCATCTTTAGACGAATGTGCTCAGCAGCGAGCTCGTGAAGGCGGGTTCCCTTAGCCGCGGCCTGGGCTGTTCGGAATGTCTCGACCAACTTATCGGGGGAGTAGTTAAGCCAATGATACTTACTAGCCGAAAGAAATGCATGGGCGCCATTAAGCGCGGAGTGATCGTTGAACTTCATCGAGAATCTCGCTCTCATTCTCAGGGTAGATGAAGGCCGCGTATGACATGGAGTTCATCTCACGGACATAGTGTGCTTGGTTGGGTCGAACGGATGCTAGTTTACCCCGCTTGACTTCAAGGGCCGCCCATCGATTCTTATAGAGAACAATGAGATCGGGAATACCTTGAATGTAGTTGGGGTCGTTCTTGAGAACGATGCATCCGGGAAGCATCTTACCCAACTTCTTGATCAGCTGGGCTTGAAACTGTGACTCACGCATTGTGTGCTCCTGGTGGGTCAGAAATTGAAGGTAGGCTTCATCTATACCTTCCTATCATTATATGCGTAGATTCGCACATGGTAGTTGGACACTGATGGTCTTGAATGATCATGGGGGTATCTCCAAATTGGGGTGGGTTTTGTTACGGATGTGAAATATGAGAAATTCGTTACTGGGACTCGTCAAAGATGCCCAAACAGTCTCGAATGGGTAGGTGGGCCAAATTTTTGTGAAAACCCTATACTGCTATATAATAAAAAAACTCAATCAATCAATCAATTAAGTTATTTCACAAAAAATGGCCCACCCCGACTTTTCGTTGCAATTCCAAGGAAAAGTCCAAGTCACCAAAACACCTCTGGCCCACTTTTTTGGCCCAGACCCATTTCCGAGTCACATGAGTCACATCTGCAACACTAAAAAGTGGGCCAAAAGCCAAAAAAATGGGCCACCCCAATCAGTTGGACACTGATAAACTTCTCTCGAACGCCTTCTCATTGAAGATTTTCTTCCTCCCAAGTGACTTCCGGACCGCTTTATCGATACCGGAATCACTCTCAAGGAAGTAGTACTTCAACTCAGAATATGGCGTATTGAGTCTATCGATCCTACCTTCACACTGCTCAGTCACTCGCCATGAATAATTGAGCGACCAGAAGAGAACTGTATCGGTACTAGTACAGTTCCACCCCTCTGCTGCGGAGGTGTACTGACAGATATAGATCCATCGCCCACCTCGAGGAAGTTCATCATGCCGATGTCCATTCCATTGCGCTGTAGGATGTCCAGTGCGGTCCGCAACTGCAAGTATTCGCTCGAGCTCATAGTCGTAGTTGTAGAAAACAATGACTCTCTCATTCGCCGAGAGAAATTTGAAGGCTTGCTCTGAACGCCAGTCATTATCACTGACCACCTTTCTCAAGATTCTGCAGACCCCACCTGCGTCTCGAAGGGGTTCGTCCTTCCAAGGATCCATGCGATTCTTCATAACCCAGTCGTACAACTTCTTGTCGTACCCACACGGGATAGTTTTCCTCACCCGAGTCGTATGACGCTCCACCGGCATCTCCACAAGGATACTTCGGCGCAATCGCTCAAGTTTCGCAGTCCCCAGGTATTTCTTGACCCGGGGGTATTTTGCGAAACGGTCGAACTGGACATGATCATCCATAAACTCAGTCCGGGTTCTGAAGAAACCATGCGCCATGAACACCGGTACGTAGTCCATCCAGACATCACCCGGGGTTGCTGATAACATCAGCCACATGTTTTTCTTGGCTATCTTCAGAAACTCCTTGGCCCACCTACCCGAGCCGGAAGCGCGCTGCTCATCGAAAAAGAATACCGCATGTTCCCGGTCCGAGTACTTCCCGATGTTGTTCCACGAGTCCACCACAATGGCGGATCCCGTCAAACTACAATCAGGATCGGTACTCAGACCGAGTCGGGCAGCTTCTTCCTCCCACTCAAGGGAGCCCCG